GAAGCAGATGCGGGATCGCACGATGATCTGGTAATGTGCCTAGTATTATTTTCCTGGATGACTAATCAGACGTTTTTTGCAGACTTATGCGACACAAATATCAAGGATAAGTTGTATAGAGACCAGATGAAGTTGATCGAGGATGATATGTTACCTTCTCCAATTCGCGGTGATCCACTTGAAGATACTAGATTCGTGGCAGATGGTTCGGTTTGGGATATAGTCAAATTCTAGAAAGACTAAATACAATAAGATTTTTCAGTTCCTTATAACAGGAGTATACAAATGGCATTTCAAGTATCACCAGGCGTGAACACTTCAGAAGTTGATCTAACCACAGTCGTTCCAGCAATCTCATCATCCACTGGCGCCATTGCTGGCGTTTTTCAGTGGGGTCCTGTAAACGAAATTCGTCAGATTTCGAATGAACTGGAGCTAGTAAGCAACTATGGTCGTCCAGACACAAATACAGCAACGTCGTTCTTCACTGCTGCAAACTTCCTAGCATATTCAAATGATCTAAGAGTTTGTAGAGCAGCAAATACAACTTCGTATAATGCATTTGCTCCTCTCGCTTCTCAGGATCTATTTGCTGGCAACACCACTCAGATCAAGAATGAAGCAGCATACGAAACTAGCACAGTATATACATCTGGTGTAGTAAACACCATGTTTGCTGCTAGATACCCAGGATCTATGGGCAACTCTCTAAAGGTAGAGTTGTTTGCTAATAGCAACACCACTCTATGGAATAGCTGGGCATATTCGTCACTATTCGACAACAAGCCAGGCACTTCACATTTCGTCTCTGTGAATTTCAACGCAGCGGCTAATGACGAACTACATCTAGTTGTTATCGATGAGGACGGCAAGTTCACTGGTTCTCCAGGAACAGTTCTAGAAAAGTTCACTGGTCTATCTAAGGCTACAAATGCCAAGGACGAAACTGGACAGAGCATCTATTACAAGAACTACATTCTTCGTAATTCGAAGTATATCCTATGGTCGGGTACACCAGAAGATGCTGCTGGCGCAACTACTACTTGGGACGTTGCAGCTAATACAACTCACATCTTCACACAAACTGCTGGAAATGACACAGCATTCTCATTTGTGGGTGGTACAGATCAGTCAGTACCAGATTCTGCTCTAAACACAGCATACGATCTGTTCTCTGACGTTGAAAACATCGACATCTCCCTACTTCTAACCGCTGCACATAGCGCAGCAGTTGCAGGTCACGCTGTTGATCTAGTAGAAGGCAGAAGAGATTGCGTAGTGTTCGTTTCGCCAACCCTTGCAAATACGACATCTGCTACAGCATCTACCGATATTACAAACTATCGTAACGTTGCTCTAAACAAGTCATCTTCGTATGCTGTGATGGACAGCGGCTGGAAGTATCAGTATGATAAGTATAATGATATCTACCGCTGGATGCCTCTAAACGGAGACATTGCAGGTCTTTGCGCTCGTACTGATAATGACCGTGATCCTTGGTTCTCACCAGCGGGTCTAACTCGCGGTCAGATCAAGAACGTAATCAAGCTATCGTACAATCCAAACAAGTCGAACCGCGATACACTATACAAGGCTGGTGTAAATCCAGTTGTATCTTCACCAGGTGAAGGCACATATCTGTTTGGCGATAAGACTCTTCTTGGACGTCCATCAGCATTCGACCGTATCAATGTTCGTAGACTGTTCATTGTTCTTGAGAAGTCAATCTCCAAGGCAGCTAAGTCGAGCCTATTCGAATTCAATGATGAATTCACTCGCGCACAGTTTGTAAATCTAGTTGAGCCTTTCCTAAGAACTGTACAAGGTCGTCGTGGTATCTATGACTATCGCGTTGTGTGTGATTCAACGAATAACACAGCAGAAGTTATCGACCGTAATGAGTTTGTAGGCGACATTTACATTAAGCCAGCTAAGAGCATCAACTTTATCCAGTTGAACTTTGTTGCTGTTCGTACTGGAGTTGCCTTTGAAGAAATCGTAGGCAAGTTCTAATAAATAGATTAGGATAAGGAGTTTATCAAATGGCATTTAATGTAGACCAATTCAGATCAACACTAAGATACGATGGAGCACGTCCTAATCTGTTCGAAGTGTTCCTACGTTTCCCAGACTATGTTGAACTAGGTCCTCTAGCTGGCAGTCAAGCACGTTTCATGTGTAAGACTGCACAGCTTCCAGGATCAACAATGGGTGTAGTAGAAGTACCATACTTCGGACGTCAGGTAAAGGTTGCTGGTAATAGAACATTCGCAGAATGGTCAGTAACAATCATCAACGACGAAGATTTCACTATCCGCAATGCATTCGAAAGATGGCATCGTGGCATCAACGGAAACGTTAGCAATCTTCGTGAAGCACCATCGTCAACTGGCGCAAACACTTATGCAGTCGATGCAAGTGTTTATCAGTATAGTAAGATGGGCGGAATTCCTATCAAGTCGTACAAGTTTACGGGTCTGTTCCCATCAGACATCGCTGCTGTCGACCTAGATTGGGGTTCGAATGATTCTATCGAAGAATTCTCGGTTACTCTATCGTATCAGTATTGGGTAACTCAAGATACTTCAATCGCAAATCCTGCGTAAATTGTGATATAAGTAGAGAGGGAGTAATCCTCCCTCTCTTTTCTTTGATATGGAGTAATACATGGCTGGAATAAATCTATTTGGCTGGGAAATCGTAAAGAAGAAGGGGCTTGCTCCTGAGCAAAAGCCTTCTATTGCCGTCCCGCAGACCGAC